CTCAGACAGAATCCCTTACGGGTGCTAATGCAGGTGTTGCTACTAGCTCAAAGTTCTTTCTGACTGTTGTGTCTATTACTGCTGTTGGAGATCCTGCTGGAACCGTCAAGGCTGGTATTAGTGGTGCTTCTTCAGACATCATTTTTGCCGGTAGATCTAGGTTAAAGGGTGTGTACTTAACAAGCACTGCAACTGCTGGGACGGTGGACTTTTTAACCGCATCAACGGCAGGTACGAGCCTGTTTAAGATAAGTTCTGTTGCTTCTGCTACAGCGACAAGAGACGTAGTTATTCCAGACGAAGGCGTTTTGTTTAACGAAGGGATATATATTCAGTATACCGTTTCTACTTTCTTAACTTTAACGGTCTTTCATGCGTAGCTATTATAAGAAGTCGCCTTGTGCGGCTTTTAAAGAAGGTGGTAGCACCGCTGCTTGGACACGCAGCGAGGGTAAAAGTAAATCTGGTGGGCTTAACCAGAAAGGCGTAGATAGTTACAACAGGGCAAACCCCGGAAGTAAACTAAAGAAGGCTGTAACAACTAAGCCCAGCAAACTCAAAAAAGGCTCTAAGGCAGCTAAACGTCGTAAGTCTTTTTGTGCTCGTATGAAAGGTATGAAGAAACGTTTAACAAGCTCTAAAACGGCAAATGATCCAAACAGCCGTATAAACAAGAGCTTACGAAAATGGAATTGTTGAATGGCGTATTTACAAAGTAACATCCCGTATTTTAAATGCTGGGTGCGAAAAGAATACACACACAACCATGAGAAGTATCATGGTGAATTTATACACGCAATGGCTATCGCAGTTACTACTATGCCGACAAGATGTTTGAGCTTCCAAGTAATATTTACTGGGGCTGAGACATACGATGACGATGAAGAGCAAAACGTACACGGCGGGGCAATGTGGGCAAGGATGCCGATTACAGCGTTAGTTGGAGATACTCCGTTTGATGAGTGGCCTGAACCAATGCCAGTATGGGCAGCACAGCCGTGGGATTGCTCGTCTAGAGATCATGCGGTGTATGTTCTTGAAAGGGCTACACCATGCCCTTGGATGGCTAAAATAGACGGGGAGATGTACCCCGCTAAGTATATGTTCACAGTGGACTATACGAATAACGAGATTGCAGATGACCCTGCACAACATAAGCAGAGTCACGTTATGGAATTATTAGATGCTGGCCCGTATACGGGTAACATCGTTGCATTACCAAACAACAGAGTGAGGTTAACTCACCCCGCTTGGTTTGAAACAGGGGAAGGTGCGCCAGACTTTAAACCGTCTCAGCACGTACATTACAGCAAGTCCGATTTGGACTACACATTGGACGTTAACCAAGTGTTTAACAATTTATACGCGGAGTAAAAATCATGACAAGACCAGCAGGCGGATACTTATTTAACAAATTAAAAAATAAACTTAAAGGGGATTCTTCTAGGGGCGATAAAACTATCGCAGAAATGAAGAAAAAAAGAGCAGCAGCCAAAAAAGCGAAGGACAACAAAAACAAAAATGTCCGGCAGCCAAATTTGTATCCGCCCAAAGCAGATTCTTTTAAGCCCAAAACTGAGCTTCCTAAAGCTTTAAGACCTAGTACTAACCCACTAAATGAGATGCGTAAAACGCCTCCGGGGGGCGGAGTTAAAGCGCCTTTGACTGGACGTAGTGGGATTGCTATGGGCGGTGCTGGCGGTGCGGGCGCGAGCGCAAAAACTCCATCTATCAATAAAGCTCCTATGAGCGCTGACGCAGTGTCTAAGATGTTAGCGAGTAACCCTAAAGCTAAACCTACGGCTAGTGGTATAGCTAATAAATTGAAAAATTCTGTTAAGCCTGCTACTCAAACCCCTATGGCTACTACAGCCAAAAAGCCTGTTTCCGGCGCAGGTATGACGAATTCTTTAGCTGACGCTAACATAGCGTTAAATAAAAAGAACGCGGCAAACCCCAAAAAAGCTAAACCTAGTTCTAAACCTATTTCCGGCGCAGGTATGACGAATTCTTTAGCTGACGCTAACATAGCGTTAAATAAAAAGAACGCTGCCAACGCCAAAAAAGCTAAACCTAGTTCTAAACCTACTGAGAAAAAAGATGCTGCTGCACCTAAGAGAGCTACTGTTACAGGTAAAGGCGGACGCAATGTTGGTACAGGCAAAGACAAAAAAGCTAATGTTACTAAAGAACAGCTAACTAAGACCGGCCTAACGCTACGTGATTATCTGAACTTCATGGATGAGAACAAAAGACGGCCTACTAAAGCTGACGCAGCGGCAGCTAAGAAACTAACGGCAGGATTCAAAGCGAAGAAAGCCAAGCCTGTAGCTAGTAAATCTAAAAACACTAATAAAAAGTTTAGTGCGACAAACCCCAATACGGGTGGTGGCCCCGGTATGAGTAGTGTTAAAACTGGGACACCTCGCCAACGTTTTTTTGGTGCGAAAGCTGGTGGTATGATGAGATCCAAGATGGGCACTAAAGGCGGTGCTATGGGTGGTATGAAAGCTGGTGGCATGAAGACTAAAGGCTACAAAGCTGGTGGTATGAAAGATTTAACTGGCGACGGCCAAATCACACAGAAAGACATACTTAAAGGCCGTGGAGTACCCGGATTTAAAGGCGGTGGTATGAAGACTAAAGGCTACAAAGCTGGTGGTATGAAGACTAAAGGCTACAAAGCTGGTGGTATGAAGACTAAAGGCTACAAAGCTGGTGGTATGAAGACTAAAGGCTACAAAGTTGGTGGTATGAAAGGTAAGTCTAAAGTCCGTGGCGCAGGCATAGCTCGTAAGGGTGTACGTCCAGCGAAGATAATCTAGTGAGACGCTACTATAAGTCAGGCGGCAAGGTTAAGTCGGGCGGAAAAATCTGTCCTTCGGGTAAGGCGTGGGCAAGGCGTACGTTTGATACCTACCCGTCTGCTTATGCCAATATGGCAGCGTCTAAATACTGCAAAGACCCTAATTATGCTAAGGGCAGTAAAAAGAAAAAGAAGAAATAATGGGGCAGCTTAAACAATGGCGAGATCAACAGTGGGTTCGTATTGGTGCTGATGGCAGCATTAAAGGCCCATGCGGTACGTCGAAAGACAAAAAGAACCCAGACCGTTGTTTACCTAAAGCTAAGGCGCAGTCACTGAGCAAAGCGGAACGCGCTACCACTGCCCGTAAGAAGAAAAAAGCTGGCGCAAGAGGTCAGCAGGTAGTTAGTAATACCAAGGCTGCTAAAGTTAGAACCGCCGCCTGTGGTGGTATGATACGGAAGAATCACAAGGGCTGTGGGGCGGTGATGAACAACCGCAGGAAGAAGACCCTGTACGTATAGGAACAAAACATGACTACATCTGGAACAACAGCATTTAACATGGATTTCACGGAGATCGCTGAAGAGGCGTGGGAACGTGCTGGTCGTGAAATGCGTTCTGGGTATGACCTTCGTACCGCCAGACGCTCTATGAACTTAATGACTATTGAGTGGCAAAACCGTGGTATCAACTTGTGGACGATTGACGAAGGCGTTATAAGTCTAGTTGAAGGTACTTCTGAATACACGCTCCCCGCCGATACCATTGACCTACTAGAACAAGTTATACGTACCAACAGTGGCGTAGAGGCTACGCAGCAAGATCTTACTATTAATCGTATTAGTGTAAGCACGTATGCGTCTATACCAAACAAGTTAACACAAGGTAGGCCGATCCAAGTGTGGATCGAGCGGCTGCGTGATGCCCCTACGATCAACGTATGGCCTGTACCTGACAGTGACGACTACATATTTAAGTATTACCGTATGAGACGGATACAGGATGCAGGTAGCGGTGCAGAGACTGCGGATATGAACTTTAGGTTCTTACCTTGTCTAGTAGCTGGCTTGGCTTATTACATAGCTACTAAAGACCCCAATCTTGCCCCCCGTATACCAATGCTAAAAGAAATGTACGAAGAGCAGTTTATGTTAGCGGCAGGAGAAGACAGAGACAAAGCGTCTTTGCGACTTGTACCTAGAATTAGTTATGTCTAGTAGGTTTGCTTCTAATAAAAGAGCTATAGCTGAGTGCGATGTATGCGGGTTTCAATACAAGCTACGAGAACTCAAAGACTTAGTTGTAAAAGGCAAAGATACAAATTTAAAAGCGTGTCGTGAGTGTTGGAATCCCGATCATCCCCAGCTAAAGTTGGGCGAATTTCCGGTTGATGACCCGCAAGCAATACGTAATCCTAGGCCAGATCGTAGTCTGACGTTAGCTGGTGCTAATAGTAGTCGCCAGATACAATGGGGCTGGAACCCTGTAGGCGCAGGCAACGACCCGTTTGGGCTAACACCTAATGACTTAGTTGCTGTAGGTGAAGTAGGAACAGTTACAATAGTAATTACAGAGTAAGACTTATGAAAAACACTAGCAAAATCAAAGAAGTAAAGAACGCACCTAAAACTGATATGAAAGGTGTCAAAACTACGGGTATTAAAGTACGTGGTACTGGCGCTGCTACTAAAGGACTTATGGCTCGTGGGCCTATGGCGTAATTTATGAGTATGACCTACGCGGAGTTAACAACAAACATAGAGGACATATGTGAAACTTCTTTCACAAGTGACCAGCTTGCTATGTTTGTGCAGCAAGCAGAACAGACTATATACAACACTGTTCAATTGCCGTCGCTACGTAAAAATGTGACCGGCACGCTAACGGCTTCAATTAAATATCTATCTGTACCTTCTGATTTTCTTTATCCCTACAGCGTAGCGGTGGTTGACAGCAGTGGCACGTATTCGTTTTTGTTAAATAAAGATGTTAATTTTATACGCGAAGCGTACCCCGCACCTACATCTACAGGACTACCAAAACATTACGGTATTTTTAACGATGCGTCTCTCATTATTGGGCCTACTCCTGATAGCGCGTATACCGTGGAGCTACATTATGGGTACTACCCAGAGTCTATTGTCACGGCTAGTACGTTACCTTGGCTAAGTGAGAATTTTGATTCCGCCCTGCTAAATGGATCTTTAGTTGAGGCCATTCGATTTATGAAAGGGGAGCCAGATATGGTTGCTTTGTACCAGCAAATGTATATGCAATCTATAGCGTTACTTAAAGTTCTAGGGGAAGGTAGATTACAAGAAGATACCTATCGCTCCGGGCAAGTTAGTGTCCCGGTAACTTAGTATGTTTTTTGAAGCTCCTAAGTTAGAAGTAGGTAACGTATTAGTAACAACCACAACTAATAAAGGGCATGACCCTGAGTTTTGGGCGCAAACAATAGCGGATAGAGTTGTAAGCGTTGGTGGTA